AATCTTGGATCTGCTATTTCATAAGGTTTTAATTTATTAGTCTCTGTAGTACTTAATTGGTATTTCTTGCCAGTTTTTTTGTCAACTAAGAATCTTTCTTTAAGATCGAATAAAGCCATTTCTATACCACTTGTTTGTATATTTGCAAAGTTATCTTGGTATTCAAATCTCGGATCAAAATCACTTATTCTACCTTTAGCAATAGCTTTTTGAAGCTCATCGAATGATTTATCATTTCTTACTAAAACATCTTCTATGTAATATCCTTCGAATACTGATTGGTCACCTTCATCGCCTCCTATTGCAGTTCTCCCTATTTTAGTTATCTCTCCTTTCTTCATATTTTGGCCTGACTGGAAGGTGCCTTCTGGTGCCATCGGTTTAACACGACCTTGGGCGTCTAGTCCTCTAGCTGCTACTGTAGTAGCAAAGAAGTCTACATTTTCTTGTGGAGTTGCCAAATGCCCAGGTACAGTATTGAGTCCTGCATCTCTTAATAGTCCCGCGTGCTGTTCTACTGAAGGGATTGTACCCTCTTTAAATACTGCTGCACCCATATTATTCTCCTAACAATGTAGGCTTAGTTAAAGCCTCTTCATCAAGACCTAACAGACCACCTTGTGTTTGCTCACTCTTACGACGCCTTAAAGCACGCTGTTTAGCTGCTTCAGGATCTACTACACCTACATCTTCCTCTTCCTTCTTAGAAGGATCCTCAGGCGGTTCTGGTGCCGGAGCTGGAGCAGGAGGAGGCGGTAGTGGTTGTGGAGATGGTGCCTTTGGTGCTAATAAACTTGACATAACAGAACTAAGTACTGATCCTATAATGCCTAAAAATCCGCCACCCATTGCCATATTATTTACCTCTTACGTATATTATGTCACACTTAGTGTAACCTAATCTTGTTAATAATTTATCCAAATCTTTATTTATGTTCATAACCATTTGAACCAAATCTATACCACATCTGTATAGTTCATCCTGCATATATTTCAAAAATCTATAACCTAAAGTACCTTTACGGTATTCAGGTTTAATGTAGAAACAATCTGATGTAGCAGTTACGATAGTTTTGTGATGTAAGTTTCTTTGTTGTATAAAGCACCCATATCCGATTATTTCGTCATCTTTATTAGCTGTAAAGCAAGCTAATACACCTGCCTCTTCTAATGCTAAATATGTAACTGGATCTATATCTAATTCTTTAGGTCCTCCAGCACATCCTAATTCTTCCCAGTGATTTTTAAAGTCTTCTTCTAGTTTTCTGAAGACATCTCTATATTTAACTCTTTTAAAAATTACCGCCACGATCATCTCCAAATATATCATACTCATTAATAATATTTATATTATTCTGAGCATAAAATTGATCTTCCATTAGTTCTTCTGCTATTCCTTCAGTTCTCAGAGCATCTGCACAATGAGATGTCCAGTCATGAACTGGTTGTTTGATAAAAGTAGCTCGTCTTTTATCCCACTTTCTATGATACATTTCAATCATCTTTATAGCTTCTTCACAGTTAGTTGCATCAAAGTGGTATCTAGAAAATCTAGCCCTAACTGCGTTAATACCATCAATTACAGGTAATTTAGGTACTGCTACAACATCATCACTCATGTTAGCTTCTTGTAATAACTCTGATACTTTCTCTACAGCTGACAGTCCCGTTTGTTGTGAGACTGTTCCACCGTCCCAAGGAAAGTAGTGAGTTCTATACTCATAACCTTTTGATTTGAGTTTTCTAACATAGTGAGCGTAATCCTTACCGCTATTCTGATAGTAATCAATCCAGATAATTCTATTGCCATCTATTTGTCTAAACCAGATAGCAGTATCATCACCCATCCCTATGTCCCAGAAGGTATCGACATATTTATGGTCATCGTGTACAAAACTTCCTATCCTATTCTCGGCCTTTGCTTTTTCAATATGGTCGGCGTAAAATGCCCCTTTCATACCGGCGGTGTAGGAAACTCCGTATTCTCTGTCCATATCGTCATCGGTTAATCCCTCTTCAGATTGAACTTCTTCTAACTCTGTAGGAGATAGAAGTCCAGAATAGTGTGGTTTATCAGGCCATCTAGTTTGTAATATAGATACAAACCAATTAGGAGAATCTTTTATTCTCTCTTCTAATTCATATTGTTGGCCTCTACCTTGAGGTGTTGAATTTACAATCCACCACCCCTGAGATTGTCTTAAAGCAGGCATTAAAACTTTATATGCGCCTGGTTCTTGATAATCAAACTCGGTAGATACCATCCCTTTAGCTGCTACTCCTCGAATAGCGTCAGGGTTAATATCTGACCCGATTAAGCGAATTGTCGCTTCGCCCTTTAAATCAGGACCGCTCTTTATTCTTAATAGCATTTCCTGATTATTTATATTTATAATAAGATCTTTGGGGACATGATCTAGTGCTCTTAAACCATCACTATCAATGTTCTCCCATAATGCTTTACGTCCTTCAGCTGCTGTAGGCCATACATAAAAGTAGTTACCTGGAGTCTCTACTGCAGCTTTTATTAGGTAGTTCCAACAGACTTTATCTTTTCCAGCTCGTCTGTGCCATCTTAAGAAAGCTCTTTTTAATTTTGTTTCTGGCTTTCCTATCACACCATCGAGGGCCTGGAATACTTCTAATTGGTAGCCCCTTGGAACAAACTTGTAAGGTATTGTTATTGGATCAGACATTATCTATATCAAAATGATCTGATTCAGTGTATATAATATCTACTGTCATATCATCTGCTGCTGCGTCAACTGCTGCAGAGTCATAGACTCGTAGATCCCAACCTGGTAGTAACATCAGATTCTGAGGTATGGGCATATGTATAGATCCATCCACGAATGATGTTTCTCTATATACACCTTGAGCTGCTATGTAGTGACGTGTTAAGCTTGCTGCTTGTACGGCACCTGCATGGAAGTCTGCTACTAGTGTATCGTTCTCATCTCTAACAGTTATGTTTATTTGTCTGTTACCTGCAGTAGCTGTTGATGTGAATACTATATGTACCATCTGTAACTCAACTACTTTTTGAGCACTAACAGTTAGTACTACCTTATCTGAATCATTAGCGTCGCTATCTCTTACGTGTACTGCTTTTCTACCCATATTATTTACTCTTTAGTTTAGCTTTAAGCTTTTGAATTCTAACTTCAAGCTTGTCTCTTTTTAACTCTAGTTCAGCTTTCTTTTTAAACTGATAGAACCTTAATTTATTTATCTGATTATTTATATTCATTAATTGAAAGTCTATTGCTCTCATCTCTTGTATAATAGCGTTATCTTTGGTTTCCATTTAGTCCTCCCAAGTAATACTATCGATTTCATCTAAAGTAAGTGAATCTAGCACTTGTTGTTTTTTTGCTTGGTATTTCTGCCTAGTATTTACTATAGTAGTATTAATTAAATTTATTTCAGCACTTGACAATCTTCCAGATAGTGCATTGATTTGATCTACTATAGAAGCATTTTCTGTAGTCTCTTCAAAAGCCTTTATTTTAAATTCTTTAAGTTTTGAAGCCTTCTCTGCAAATATATCTCTACCATCAATATCTGATAATATATTACCTTTCCCGTCAGATACCTGATGTCTACGTCCTTGGTAATTGTCTAGATTAATATTCTTAACTTGATTGTCTGAAGATAAGATTTTTGTAAAATATTTTATTATACTGTCCATTATACCACTCTATACCATAATCTTGGGTTACTATTAGCATCAACTGTAGACGATGCTGAAGTAGAAGGTAGTGCTCCTGATCCTAATGAAGATTCATATATCCCTGTCAAACATCTAGTAGATGGTGAAGAGAAACCTAGATCATCATCGCCTTGAATATAAGATACATTTTGAGCCCTTACTGTGGGTGTGCCGTCAGATACTGCACAGAAATAATATTGTCCTTGTAAAGCTTGAGACACAGTTATTTCTTTAAACCCTGTTGAAGATGAATCTACTGTTCCCGCGTCTAATACCAAAGCATCCGGCAGTCCGTCAGTTCCTACTGTATATATGCCTAATCTTATTATAGTGCTCGCTGCTGCAGTAGTTACGTCTACTCCTATTCTAGTTATAGTTATAGCTTCTGGTACTGGTATTAATACATGATATATCCTATCTGCTGTTAGCGCTCTAGTTCCTACTTGCCCTTGTTTAGGGCTACCATAATATCTTCCAGTTACTCTAGGAGGATGAGTAAAATTAGTATAACCCAGCACGTTAGCAGCTGTGACTTTTTTACTTGTACCTCCGTCAGCAACTACAAGTTCTTCTGTGCCTGCTAATGCTGTTGTTTCTGTTAAGTCACTGATCTTAGTGTCAGCCATTTATTACTCCAAAATTAAATATGTCGAACCGTCTTCTGCTAATAAAAAATTGCTACCGTCCTCTAATAAGTATCCATCCCCTACTGGTCCTCCTGAGGTCCATTCTATAGTCTTTTCAATCGTTGATTCGATTGTCTGTTCTATAGATCTTTCCATTAGCTCTTACCTGTAGCCGGGTCTGATCCTTTACCTGTTTGTCTTACGTGTAGTATCACACTACCTGAAGAATAAGAAGTTATATTAACTCGTACTGCTATGATAGGTCCTACGATAGCTACCATAGTACTAGCAGTTAAACCAGTTGCAGATGTTAATTTAAATGCGTCTGAACTTGTTGTCAGATCGTTTCCTGCTACACCTGTAACTTCTATATCATAAGTGTTTGTACCAGAATGTTCTGCGTGTACTGATACATTAAAATCTTGTTCTGAAGCGTCTATAGTAACCCAATCTGAGGTTCCTGATGCGCTTTGTGTTACACTCTTATATGTATACAATTGACTATCCTATTATGATCTGTAGCAAAATATTAGTGCCAATAAATGTTAATGTAAATATAGTTGATACGTAGACTATATTAAGTATATTTTTTAATTGTTCTGTTGCAGTATATTTAGTTCCATTAAAAGCTTTTCTTAATCTATCTTTAAAAGTATAAGCCATCTAGATCTCCGTAATATAATTAAAGTCGCCTTTTACAAGTACATACCCTGCCGTAGTTGTTACGACTGTGCCATTTGTTTCAGGTGTTGCTTGAAACCATAATGTACTCTTACCTGGTGTTTGAGAGAGTAGCCCATTATTACTAACGTATGGTCCTCCATTACTTGTTACACCATACCTTAGGGTTTGGTATATAGCATTGACATCTGGTACATATACCATCTGATCTATTTCCGCACTTTTAGTGCCTGATCCCCCACTTGCCCTGTATGCTGTCATTGCTACATTCGAGGTAAATAGAGTGTACCCTGCAGGTATCGTAAAATGCGATTGTTGTGTTATACATTCTCCAGCGGGTATTGTAGCATACACATTAGAGCTTGTTGCCCCTGTTATAGTTATTGCACCTGCATTCTTTTGACCTGATCCGTGGAATACTGATCTTACTCTGTTAATTGCTATAAATTGGTTAGTGGTTTGAACAGGTGTGAGACCATCTAATGTTACTGTCTCATTCTGTAGGTTATAACTAGTGTCTAATCCACCTATTTGGACATACCATGCCCCTGTGCCATTTAGGTCATCATTAGCGCTAGCACTGACTACTGAGATTAATTCTCCAGCTGTGTAAGGTAGTGCCTTCGTACCGCCTGATTCCCATACATCCTCAGTAGTATTAGCAGTCAAACTAGCAGATCTTCCAAACTTGCGAATCATCAAAAGATCATTAGGAGACCTTTCAAAGCTAGCTCTAAAGAGTAACTCTTCCCAAGTCTTATAATCATCTAGTCGCCATCCGGCCATATAAAGATCTCAAAATAAACCCCAGAGCTGCCTGGGGTGTGAATAGGTTGGCAGCTTCTTCCTCTAAGGTTTCACTGCCGGGCTTGTGGCCACGTTAACTGTTTGGGGGTGATTACACTGAGCTGTGTCCTATCATCTTATGCGTACTTTGGGGCCCCTCTGTGTGAGCCCTAGTACTTTCCCCTTATTCTCTATAGTATACCACAGTGCATACTCTATGTCAAGCCCCATAGTAAATTTTTTTAAATATATTGTACAGTATAGCTATGGAGAAGTGCACTGCGGACTTTGGAGTTAGGTGTATATACTACTTAATTTTACTGCAAAGTAGGGCTCCAAAAAACACCGAGTAGTCTTTTTATATATAATGAGTAACAAAACCCGCGGCCCCCTTTAAATACACCCCCGGGGGGTCATTATTTTATATACACTGTATAGTATCACCCCCAAGTATGCACGTCCATGAAATCATAGTTAGAACTAGCTAGCATTTACTGTGCAGTACACCCCCCAAGTATTCTATGTGTGTATGTATGTATGTGGGGGGGTGAGGCTATAGAGCACACTCTAAGTCTCGCGCGTATAGATATAACTACAGAGTGGGGGTGGCTT